CTGTTCAGCAAGACTAGGGCCAGTATCACCACGCTTATGCCACAAAGAAGAGTCAAGAACTCCATACTTAATGTTTCCATCTTCTGCCTCTAGGTCTAAGACCATATCGGCAAGGTCTGTTGCGAGTACTTTACTGACGTATAATTCTCTATATACGATAAGTTGCTCATCAGGCGCAACGGCAAACCACACAACAGCACTATGAGAACCATATCCATAATCGCAAGCCCTAAACTTTACCCAGTTGTTGGGTATCTTAAATGGTTCAATAACATGTACGTTACGATCAAACTCAGTGAAGGCTGCACCTTCTTTAATATCCCAATCACCTTCTAGTAACTGCCTACGTTGTTGTTCAGGCAAGGATAATAGCATTGCCTCGTAGTCACCTTGCTCACTTAGGTAAGGATTGTCTGAAAGACGTGCAGGTATAAACCTACGTTTGAACAAAGGTTTTCCTGCCTTTGCGTGTCCTGCAGGATATTTAAGTTCTTCACCTGTTTCAATATCAGTTGCATTAAAAGCCTTTCCAGAAGGGGCAGGGTCAATAAACATTTTCTTAACCCAATGATGGCCTCTACCTCCAGGGTTGGTAGTTGCCCTCATAAAGATAGGTAAGTCAGGTGCAGTGGACCGTAGACGAGATCGCATATAGTTCCATGCAAATGGGGTAGCCCATTGTGTCAACTCGTCAAAGCCTATCCAACTAAAAGCTAGACCTTGGTAACGCAGAACGTCATCTTCCCTGTCAAGGTAGGACATCCACAATCGTGCACCAGATGGCGCAGTCCACTGCATCTTTCTTTCTGACCACTTAATTCCAGGCCATATCTTAGGGTACATTTCTTGAGACTTAAATATAAGTTCCCTAAGTTCTTCTGTAGTATGGCGTAGCAATAGTCCTGAGAAACTAGGGTGACCCATGTACCGTAAAGGGTCAGCTAACATCGCATATGATTTACCACCACCTGCACTGCCGCCATATAGGACTTCACGTTCACCTGCAGCAAGGAACTCTGTCTGTGGTCCTGCGTTAGGTTTAAAGATTACGTTGTGTTGTTCCTCAATTGGAATCTCTTCAACTATCTTTGCGGGTTCAGGCTTTGGCTTCGCTGTAGTCCGCTTCCTCGTAGTCCTCGTCGGCTTTGGCTCCGAGTCTTGTGCGTTCAATTTCTTCCGCCTTGGCGATTGCCTTTTTCGCATAGTCTGCCCATCGGCGTAAGCTTGCAGCTTTGTTTTTTCGTTGTCGCTCATTTTCCAACCGTTTCCGTAATCCTACGTGAGATATATCTCTACCTGTATTTCGTGTTAGCCAATTAGCTACTTCACGATAAGAGTACTGTTTAAGATACTTTTGTGCCTGTTCAAGCATATCAAGTTCATGCTCAATAGGTAATAGTACGTCAGGATCGTCAGGGTCTACTTCATACCCAAATGGTATTGTCCTAGATATACGGGGAATAGGAACCCATTCGTTGTTTTCTTTTATGTCAGTTGGTTGGGGTAACTTCCATTGTTTTAATGGTTTAGTCATCTTCATCCATTTGTTTTGGTGGCATTAGCATTACTCCACCTTTAGCTTCTACTTGCATTTTCTCTGTTTTAACTAGACCAGAACGATCTAGTAATTCTTTTGCTGCTTGCATCTTATCACGAATACCTAGCTCAGTAGGATCGTACAAAGCACCTACCATAGCCATTGCAGCTTTAGGTGCATTACGTGCCATGTATGTAGATGTAGCATCTATAATTTCTTCTTTTAAAGAGTTAATGATCTCCGTAGATGAAGTAGCATCCGAATATCCTGCTATTCGTTTAGCAACATTAATATCACCACCTGCTTCGTCAAATAAAACTGCAAGTAGTTTCTGTTGTTTTTCTGTTAATGCTCGTGCCATTTTAACTCTTTCTTCTAAATAATGCAAGCACAAAGTTTGCTATTGATTGACCTATTTGTGTCGGGGTAGGAAGTAGCCATCCTAGTAGTAGTAACATTATAACCCAAGGGGGAATGTTCTGATTGTTAATCATTAACTTTTCTACTGGACCTGCTTCTACTTCTTTTGTTTCTGTAACGATGTCACGTCCTGCGTTATTAGTTTCTTCTTCTTCGTAAGTAACTACAGCCTGTTTGTTCTCTTTACCTAACTGTGTATTAGCAGCTACATTTGTACCACCTGTAGGTAATAACGAAGTTAAACCACAACTAGATAACAATAAGGCCAGAACTAACCATCTCATTACATCATCTCAAAATGTGGGCCATCAATAAATGGGCGACGACCTTGTGATCTACGCAGGTCAATGTATGCATTCATTGCGTCTTCTGCAGTGTCTTCATAAAAGCGAATATCACCTTCAGACCAAGCTGCACCCCATTTTACTGGTACTTCTAGTTCGTCTGCTGCACGTGCCATAGCATCGCAGATGTTATCATAGACGTTAATTTCCCATACAACATCTGAACCATCGTATGCTACGAGGTCTACGGCATGTGAATATCCTGTGTCTTGAATTAAGTGTTTAGACTTCATTGTTTGTGAACGTCCAGATGCTACAAGCTTTTCTTGCTCTTCTACTGTACGTACACCGTAAGTTACACCAAAGTCTACATCAGTTATTTCAATAGCACGTTTAACAACTGCTACTAGATCAGGATGTACACCATCTAATTTGTTTAGTGATCGTTGTGAAAGTTTAAACATTATCTCATATCCTTACTCATTGCCATTTTGTTGCCCATAGGCTTACCTGCCATATAAGCTGTGGCTCCCATGTACGCAGCAACTATACCAGTCTGCGCAATATAAAATAACCCCAGCAAATCTGCTAGAGCACTTACACGTGAGTCTGACATAAATGGAGTAAACAGAAATACAGTAAAGATAATCATCATGCCCATAGCTACCCAAGCCATAAACTTTTGCGATTCAGCTTTTTCTTCACGTAGCTCTATCTCAAGCATACGTTCTTTCATTGCTACTTCAGCTTCAGTGATAACGCCATCACCATCTACATCAAAATCTACGACCATGTATCAAGTCCTTCTGAAACGTTTGGCAGTCTTAGCTGCTGCTTTAGGTTGTTTAGAAAACTGCTTACCTGCTGCAGTATCTTTTCTTTTCTTTGCTGTACTAGCTGCATACTGCGAACTAGACATGTTTTTAATTGCAGCTTCAGGAAGGTAACGTTCTCCTGTAGCTTTTGGACCTTGTGTCGAAGGTTTACCACTCTTAGTTCTCCACTTCTGTCGAGTCCATCTATCTAAGCTTTGTTGTGATTTAGCTTTAGCCATTTGACATTAACCATGCAAAGAATATGATACCACCTATACCACAAAGTAATAATAACCCTGATATAGTCCAAGTTATAATTGCCTCTTGTAACTCGGCCTTACGGTATTCATGTTCTCTTTTTTGTTTACGTATCTTAGCTTCAATGCGTATCAGTTCATCCCAAGCAGATGGACCCATTGTAAAACTAATATAGTCTTTTAACTCTTTACGCATCTGCTCTGCTTTACGTTTAGCTGCAAACACTTCCATTGCTTCAGCTTCAACAGAGCCACCCAAAGATTTCCACCAAGGGGGATTGTTTACTTGTTTCTCAGCTTGACCTAAGTCAGCCATATGTCCCGCCCACTGTGTTAGTTGACTAGACATATCCTGTAAGTCCTTGCCAATAGCAAAGCCTTTTTTAAGTGCGTTGAAGGCAACAGTAGCCCCACTGATAATTGTCACTGGGTCCATATCGCCCTCTTAGCTCTTATACCCGCCGCCTTTAGCTTTATACTGCTTGGCTAACATTTGGGCTTTACGTGCAGACCATTGACCTGCACTTCCACCTTTACTACCTGCTTTAATCTTGTTGAACAAGTTTTTACGCATGGTTGGTTTTGTGTAGTTTCCCGCAGAATTTACGGTTGAGGTGCTCCCACCACGAGACATTCTTTTTTTGGCTACTGGTTTTTTTGTTGTAGTTCTCGTCTTCTTCATATACTACTCTCCGAATATCTCCACGTCCAATACCAATGTCGTTTAGTTCCCGTTCTGACATTCGTGATAATTGCATCATTGCAATACGACGATTTGCTTCAGCTTGTCGGGATTCAATCAATGCAACAAATACTTTTTTAAACCATTCTTTCATAACCATCTCCTTATATGATAGTGTAGCATTTTTACTACACGAGATAGTTATATCATATATAGTTATAACATACTATAGACAATAATGCAAGTCCGTTATGCATTAACCAACAGGGATAAACGTTTCAGTTACTGTTAAGATAGTATCAATGTGTGCTGCACTATCTGGTGTTACCTGAATCTTATCACCAGGCTGTAAGACTAGCTCTATATCAGGGAACTGTATATACTCTGCAGCACCTAAGTTCTTACCTTCTAAGAAGTGAGATGTGTAGCTGTCTGCT